GGCAGCGACATCCTGATCAGGTGGTCTGCGCGAGAGGAGAAGCTCGTCCACGCTTATGGGCTTGGTGTTCCGATAGGGATGATCACGCCAACAATCGAGGGTTGTGGGGGCATCGCTCTCAGGGACAATGCGGCTGTGGCTGTCTTCCAGCGGTACTCACAATTCGTCTTCTTCCCAAGGACACCTGTGCCATTTGGACTTCCAGCCTTGCTCGCGTATGCGCTCGGACTCGAAGTGTCATACTCTGGCGAGATTGGCTGCCTGAGCTTCGGAGACCCAGACGCGCTCATCGACAAATGCGCTGGCGCGGCGCAAGAGTTCTGGCGCGTAGTCGAGGAGGCGATAGCATGAGTGTGACTCCATTCACGGAAGCCCTCGCTCCGCTCACCGTGCTCCCCGGTGACGCGCTCATGTATGGGCCTGGTATGATGCGCGAGCCTCATTGGAAGTGGAGCATCAAGCCATCGTCCTCATATATCCTCAAAGTCGAGGATGCGTCCGATGGGGCGCCGCAGTCGATCTTACGTATCTTCATTCGGTTGTTGAAGAGCGATACGAGGACGTTTCGCGCTGTAGGCATTGGTGGCGTCTGGACGAGGCCCGAGTCTCGTGGGAGAGGCCATGCGACAGCGCTTCTCAAAGCGACGGTGGGCAAGTTGCGGGAGGAGCAGCCAAGCGCTGATCTCGTGATTCTTCATGCGTCACCACGCAGTCTCTATAACCGATTCGGGTTCATGCAGATCGCCGATGATCTACTTGCGAACGCCTTACATGGAGACATACACATCGCTCCCGGAAACTGGCGCGTCGAGCCGGAGGAGCACTTCTGATGATTCCTCTCTTCAAAGTGATGATGGCTCCGGGCGTGGAGGATCGCGTTGTGGAGACGCTCCACTCAGGCTACATCGGGGAGGGGCCGAGGGTCGCCGAGTTCGAAAAAGCACTAGAGCCGGTTTTGGGCGCTCAGGTGCTCTGCACAAACTCTTGCACGTCGGCACTCGATCTCGCCTATCACCTGATCGGATTTGGGCATGGCGATGAAGTAATCTGCACGCCGATGACATGCCTCGCTACGACAATGCCCTTGGCTCTCAGGGGCTGTAAGATCGTCTGGGCTGACGTGGACGAGCTGACGGGCAACATCTGTCTCAATGATGTCCTCGCCAAGATCACGCCTGAGACGAAAGCTATTATCTGCGTGGACTGGGCTGGGCGTCCTTGTGATTATCCTCTTCTGCGCTCGCAGATGCCTCGTCATATCCCGATAGTCGAAGATGCCGCCCATGCGTTTGGAGCGTCGCTTGCCGACTTGCCGTTGGGACTCATAGGGGGGGACTACATCGCGTGGTCGTTCCAGGCGATCAAGCACTTGACGACTGGCGACGGAGGAGCGCTCAAAACTCTCCCACGCGAGCATGAGCGTGCGAGGCTTTTAAGGTGGTACGGGCTCGACCGGCGCGACTCGACAGCCATGCGATGCTTACAGCAGGCGCCTGAGCCTGGGTTCAAGTACCAGATGAACGACATCGCCGCGTCCATCGGGCTGGCTAACCTCCCCGAAGCAGTCGCATCGGTCAAGATACGGCGGTGGAACGCTCGGTACTACGATGCGTTCTTGCCACGAGAATTCACGGCAGCATACGATCCAGGCGCTTCGTACTGGCTCTATACGATCTTAGTGCCTGAACGAGATGCGTTTATCTCATACATGGAGCGAGAGGGCGTCCAGGTAAGCATGGTTCACTCTCGAAACGATTTACAAGACATCTATCGGGAATGGCGCGTGTCGTTACCAGGTCTCGATAGGTTCTCAGAGCGACAGGTTTCCATCCCTGTTGGCCCGTGGCTTGGCGTAGCTGACTTGGAACATGTCGTATCGCTCATCCGAGCATGGGCGAGTGATCATGGCATCACAGTTGAGCGACACGAGAGCGTCCATGCTTAGTGACCTGATCTCCGTCATCATGAGCACGGTAGACCCGCTTCAAGAGAGAACCCAGCGGGCGCTTAGGCACCTCACACAGAGCACGGTGCCATACGAGATTATCCTCCTTAGCCGCAACTACCAATGGAAATCAGGGCCAGTCGCTAACCAGGGTATTTCTGCTGCTGTAGGAGGCTACGTCGCGTTCTGTTGTGATGACTGCTTCGTAGACCCTGATGCGCTCGAACACCTCAAACGAGCGCTCAAGGATCAGTCGGTCGGTGTCGCCGGAGCACTCTTGCGATACCCCGATGAGCAGACCGTCCAGCACGCGGGCGCAGTTGTAAGAGTGGTTCCAGTGATGGGAGTTCTGGGCAGACAAGTTAGCATTGGCGCTGCTCACATCGCACATCATGAGCCCCTGCGGGAGTTCATCTCACAAGACGTAGACTGCGTGACAGGCGCTCTCATGATGACGCGGCGCGATGTGCTGGATCGCATTGGCTGGTATGACTCTGACTGCGAGCTTGCATGGGGAGACGTGGATTTCTGCCTACGAGCGTGGCAGGGGGGCTTCCGCGTCAGGTTCGTCGCTGAAGCGAAGGCGATCCACATCGAGAGCGCGACGCGAGGCAAGCGAATGGGGAGTGGCGAGTGGTTCCTCAAGAAGTGGAGTGAGCATCTTCAGAAGTCATCGCTGGCTAGACCAGCGGCAGTAGCAGGAGGATGATCCTATGGCTAAGAAGAAAGGTCTACGTATCCTGTGGAAGTCAAACGCCCCCCACGTTGGCTCCGGCTATGGCGTGCAGGCGAATAGCCTGCTCCCCCGTCTGGCGCAGCACCCGAATGTCGAAGAGATCGGCATCTTCGGCTATTACGGTATCGCAGGAGGTATCTGCGTACTGCCGGTCGGCGAGAACATCCCTGGTGTCCAGAGCAGGATGATGGCGCACTATCCAGTCAGCGGGTCTGACGGCTGGGGGAACGATGTCGTGTGGGAGCACGCCAGGCACTTCGATGCAGACGTGATTATCACACTCATGGACGTATGGGTGCTCAAGCAAGACTACGGACACGGAGGCTTCTTATGGGTGCCCTACGCGCCAATCGACCACGAGACGATCCCTCCACAGGTGCTCGATAGGCTGCGGCAGACGTATCACCCGGTCGCGTACAGCAAGCACGCCGCTGGGCTTTTTGCCGAAGCGGGTCTCGACTATCACTATATCCCGCATGGGGTCGAGACGAGTATCTTCAAGCCTTATGACAGGGGTGGAAAGATTCAGGCGAAGAAGTGGCTTGAGTTTGAGCCTGATGTCTTCTTGGTCGGCACGGTTGCGAGGAACGCGGGCTGGCCGTCTCGAAAAGGCTACCCGGAGCTGTTCGAGGCATTCGCCGTCTTCCATGACAAACATCCTGAAGCTCGTCTCGTCGCGCACACGGAGATGATCGACACACGCTACAGCGGGATGAACCTTTCAGCGCTCGCAAAGCTGTATGGCATCGACGACTTCGTGCGCTTCTCGCGCCCATATGTCAACCTCACTGGGTTCTCGCCCCGCGAGATGTGCAGGTTCTACAACGCGATGGACGTATTCTGCTTGCCCAGCATGGGAGAGGGGTTTGGCATCCCTCTCATCGAGGCGCAAGCATGTGCCGTGCCGGTGATTACGACAGACTGGACAGCGTGCGCTGAGCTGTGTGGCTCCGGCTGGCTGGTGCGCGTGGGCAAGAAGATCCCTACGCTGCTTCAGGCGTTCCAAGCCTATGCCGATGTCGATGCGCTCATCTTTGCGATGGAGGATGCATACCGCACTCTACACAACGCGGATTTGCGCGAGTCGAAGCAGCAGCGGGCGCGAGAGTTCGCTATGCAGTACGACTGGGAGCACCTCGTCAAAGACATGTGGTACCCATTCATCGACTGGCTGTGGGAGCGTGTGCAAGTCAAGACGCTACGGCGTCCTGCTAAGCTGACGCTTCTTCCGCCTGAGCCCATACAAGCCCTGACGGAAGTAGGAGTGCGAACGTAGATGGCTCCCTACTCGGCATACGAAGTACAAGCGGGCACCTCTGTGATCAAGTCAGTCGAAGCACACTGCCGCCACCTGACTGTTGGAGGCACATTCTCGGCCACTGGCACGCCGCCACTGGGTCGTGTCGAGCAGTGGATCGACGAAGCCTACTACGGCCTCCAGATGGAGCTTACGAAAGAAGGCTATAGCGTCACCGTCCCCGCATCGGCGACTGCGGCGCTCTCATTCTTGGAGCGGCTGAATGTCTATGGCGCAGTGATGCAGATCGAGATGGCTCATCCGGTCACGGGGCGTGGAGAGCCGAATGAGCGTTATGAGGCATATCGTGATCTGTACGACAAGGGCGTTACGATGCTTGCGTCGGATGCGTTGTCCGTCTTGGGCGTCACCAGGTCTGTCGATCTCTCCGAGTATGTGGGGGTCGGCGGGGTCAGCAGAGCCAGGAAACTTACGGTCTACGACGATTCAGACGCCGTGCAGTCGAGGTTCAAGCGCGGCTTCGGTAGAGATCCTAGAATCGGTAGGATCATCGACGACTCCGGGACGGTGTTGCCATGAGCTATGAGACAGTCGAGACTGGCCTCGCCACGCAGATCAAAGCACTCTCGGCGTTCGACGATGATCAAGTCTCTCAAGGCAACTTTCTCATCCTCGGCTACGGGCATCCCCATGCCGCAGTCATCGAGTATAACGGCTTCAGAGCGGTGCGAGACTCGTCAGATGTCGATACGCTCTTCGTCTGGACAGCCAGAATTAACCTCTACGCTCGTTATACGGACGATGATGGAGCGAACAACGCGCTCAGGGATAGGCGAGACGAGATCGTCACTCGCATCTTGCAAAACCCGACGTTGGGCGCCACAGCTCTTGACTCGATGCCTGTACGTGGTGAGCGAGAAGACGAAGAAGTCAGGATAGGCAATGTCGTCTTCCTGCACGAGTGGATAGATGTCGAGATCGAAGAGCGGGTGAACGCATGAACCGCATCGAGATCGGTGGCAACACGACGCCGCGAGAAGGTTACATCCAGGTGGATGTCATGCATCGCCCGGATGTGCTCGCCGACATTCGAGCGCTTCCATTCAGGGGTCTCGACGAAGTGTACGCCTCGCACGTGCTTGAGCACCTGCCGAACAGCGACGTGGTGCCCGCTCTGAAAGAGATGCGACGCGCTCTAAAGCCGGAAGGCTGTCTCGAAGTCTGGGTGCCGGACTTGCTTTGGACGTGCCGGAAATTCGCAACGGCTCGCTCACAAGAGGAGCGTTGGGGCATCGTTCTCTATACGCTCTACGGCAGTCAGGAGGATGAAGGCCAGTATCATAAGACCGGCTTCACACCCTGGCGCCTCATCCAGTGTATGACGATGGCTGGGTTCAGGCAAATCTCGGCTCGTAGAGAGCGGCGTAGCAATAGAGCGCACGATCTCGGCTGGCGAGCGGGCCTGAGCAAAGCAAATATCCGATATAGCCCAATGGAGATCGTGGCTGTAGGCATTAACTAGGAGAAATTGTGAAAATCCTTGCTGTCTCTCCCATTCCTGAATACGCCACACGCGATGTCTGGCGAGGTCAATGTGCGGGGTTTGAGCAGCTTGGCTGCGAAGTCACGAGGATGGAGTACGGCAAGGTCTGGCAAGCGTTTGCCGACTTCTCGGAGATGATGGTCTGCACGGGGCGTTCGCGGTTTGGCTCCGTTGATGTGAACCTCATGGCGGGAGACAGAATCGTCATGGCGGCACTCGTGTTGGAGGTCGATCTTGTCTGGCTCGTCGCGCCTATGCATGTGTCACCTACGACGCTGAAGGTCTTGCAGTCGCTCCGCAAGCTGGGCATCAAGACGGCGATCTACTTCACAGAATGCCCATACGACGATGACTCCTGGCAACTGAAGTTCGCTGAGCTGTGCGACTACGCCTTCATCTGCGATAACATCTCGCTCCCAGCGTTCTTGGAGAAGAACTCCCATAGCTTCTACGTCGGCCACGCCTACGACCCCGCGCTCCACTACCCTCCTGCGAATGGCATGAAGCCGGACATCGACGTGTCGCTTGTTATGACCCTGTTCCCGAGCCGCGTCAAGTTTTTGGAGCAGGTCAACTGGGATGGCATCGACATGCATCTCTATGGCATCACGCCGTTAGGGAACATGTCACCGCTGCGGAAGTTCGTCCGAGGTGGCGTATTGCTGAACGACGCGACGACGAGGCTCTACCATCGTTCGAGGATAGGAGTGCAATTCCATCGAAACGACTCTATCACAGGTGAGAGGCTGATGCGAGCGATCCAGCGAGGCGAGCGCGGCATTCTTGGCGCTGTGCCGAACGAGAATCTCGAAGCGTACAGTATCGCGCCCCGCTGCTATGAGCTTGCAGCGTGCGGAACATTTCAGGTATGTGATGAAGGGAGGGCAGAACTGCGAGAGGTTTTTGGTGACTCCGTGCCGACGTACAGGACGCCGGACGAGTTAGGTCTGCTGCTACGGAGACATTTGGATGATCCTGTGCGTCGAGAGGAGCTGGCGCAGGCGCAACACGAAGCCGTGAAGCCTTACACCTTCGAAGCTCGGATGCGTCAGGCGCTCGAAGCTCTGTAACGGAGGAGGACGTAGCACATGGCAGGGCCAATTAAGTGGAGGAACGCATATCTCTACTGGAATAGCGCATTCGTCACTGAAGGCACCGCGATCTCGGTCAGCTTCGATAGGGAGTGGATCGAGGATACGGCTTACGGCGACACAAACAGGACATACCAGCCTGGATTCGGCGACTTCGAGATGACCGTCCGGAGGCACTACGACCAGGCCGGGTTCAGGGGCATGGAGTCGGACGCCATCGCCAACAGCCCAACACCCCGATCGTTCTACATGTACCCAGATCGGGGCGTGACGACGGACTACTGGTATGGCTCCGGGTATGTCTCTCTCGACGATCATGGAGGCGACATGGGCGGACTCTGGGACGAGTCGTACACGATCCGACCAGCGACACAGGTGTTCCATCAGGTTTAAGCAGCTCTAGTGTCCTAGTAGAAGGAGGATCCTAATGGCACTCAGACGAGAGCGCAAGACCAAGAGACTTTGGTTCGGTGAGGACTGGATCGATGTCCGAACTGAACGCATGTATCGGGATACGGTCGAAGCGCAACGAGCCGCAGCAGCTAAGGTCTCCGCAAGCAGGGGCAAAGATCGAGCTGCTGCGGCTCAGGTGGACTTCGACATCAGCGCATTCAACCTGTCGCTCCTGACGCGCATGATCGTCGCTTGGTCTGAAGACATGCCGATCAACGAGGAGACGGTGCAGGAGATGCCTGATAAGACTATTCAGCAGGTCCTGTCGGTCATCCTTGGAACGGAGCCGGAGGAGCAGAAGGCCCCTTTAGAGAACAGCTCTACCTCAGCATCGGCGTCGCCAGACGAAAGTTCGTCGTCGGAGGAGAAAGCGCTTACTGGCCCAGCCAGATGATCTATCTGCTCTTGATGGAGCGATGGAAGCTCTCGTTTCAAGAGCTATGTGCGACGCCACAGTGGGTCATCGAGGATATGCTGCTTGTCATGGAAGCAGAACATCTGGTTGAAGAAGAACCTGATGTGAAGAGGCGATAGAGTCGTGCCTGAACGAATCGAACTTGGGTTCCGCATCCGCGACGAGGGCTCCGGGCAGATAAAGAAGCTCTCGCAGGAGCTAAAGAACCTCAATGCCTCGATCAATGCGGGCACGAGGAGTACTGCCGCCTCCGCCGCCACGCTGAAGCAAGCCAAAGAGATGGCGGCGAAGTTTGGCCTTGTACTAGTCAAAGATACGGCTCCTGCTGTAAAAGCGACAGCAGCGCAACTTGATGCTCTCACGCGCTCGGCTGCGGCCATGGATCACAGTGTCAGGCAGGCGAGCGGCGCATTCGGCTTGTCACGAGCGGGCGCGGATGCATTCACCAGAGCAGCGACGCGAACGACCGCCGCGCTTGGCTTCATCAGCCCGACCGCCGCCACCGCCGCCGCGCAACTTGACGGCCTGTTCCAGCTTAGTGCGACGGGGACGCTCATTCTGGCGGGGGCGTCTGTAGGCGCGATTGCACTCGCCACCGGACTCTATAAATCCACTCAGGCTGCTATTGCATTCGAGTCGAGCTTCGTAGGCATCAGGAAGACGGTCGAGGCAACTGATGAAGAGTTCGCAGAGCTAGGGCGACAGAACCGCGCACTCGCCATCTCTCTGGGCACGAACGTCAATACGATCAACAATGTCGGACGGGCTGCGGGGTCTTTGGGCATTGCTGTAAAGGACATCGTGCAGTTCGAGCGGATCATTATTGAGCTGGCGAGCGCGTCTGAGGACCTCTCAGCGGATGAGGCGGCCGCCTCCTTCGGCAGGCTGGCTTACACTCTCAGCCTCTCCGTCGATGATATCGACCGTCTGACCAACGAGGTGGTTGATCTCGGAAACAAGTTCACTGCGACAGAGGGACAGATCACTGAGCTGCTTAATCGCATCTCGGGCGCAGGCGCCGTCCTAAAAATCTCCGGCGCTGATCTTGTCGGAATTGCGGCGGCAATGTCGTCTGTGTCGAAGGATGCGGAGGCGTCGGGCTCGGCAATCCAACGAGTGCTCTTGGCGATGCAAGGAGCAGCAGTCAAAGGCGGTGACGAACTCAAGGTCTTCTCCGGTCTACTAGGCCTGACTGGTGAGCAGTTCCGCGAGCTTGTGCGGACGGATCCCACAGAAGTCTTCACGCGCTTTGTTGAACAGCTCGCAGCTTCCGGCGAAGAGGCGCAACTCTGGCTTGAGGCCTTAGAGTTAAGCGATGTACGGCTCACCCGAGAGTTCCTCAGATTGGCTGCGGCAGGTGGACTGCTTCGAGATGTCATTGATGAAGGACGTACTGCCGTTCAGGAGAGTTCGGCGCGTCACGAAGAGTTCCAGAAACAATTAAATACGACGGCGGGACAACTTAATGTCGCCAAGGCAGCAATCGGCGACTTAGCGATTGAAGTTGGAACCGTCCTGTTACCCTATATTACCCTCACAGCCCAGATAGTGGCTGACTTCGCTGCCGCGCTACGCGAGTTGGGGGATGCTGCCGGATACGCGACCGATAAATTAAACCTTCTGTCGGTAAGTTTACCAGGTCCCCTCCCCGACATCTCGGTAGGGAAGATGGTTGGGGAGACAGCTAGACAAATCCTTGACCCAACTCCTGGGCCCCTTAAGGCGATTAGACAGCTTTACGGACATATAGACACCCTCCAAGGTCTCTTCCGAGATCAGGAGGAAGCGACTAGAGACGCTGACATCGCCACCACGAACTTTGTTGGTGCAATGAGTGCGGCAAGTGGAGGTGCTTCCACTCTCGGTAGCAACCTCGGCGGACTTGCGCCAGATATCAGCGCGATTGGAACTGCTGCTGAGGACGCTCGCAAGAAGCTTTTTGCAATGTTCAGCGAGCCGACGGTAGAAGAAGAGAAGGCGAGACTCACGCTGCTTGGCTTGCAGCAGGAGCTGAATAACCTTCGGACGCTGCCGCGCCCGTGGACACAGGCTGAGAAAGATCGCGTCGATGTCTTGCAGAATAACCTCATCCCAGCGCAGCAGGCGTATATTGAGAAGGAACGCTTAATAGGAGAGGTAGCTAAGACGACGGCGAACTTGCAGTTAGGAGGACTGAAAACTCAACAGGAATTAACCGATGCGATAGAAGCGGGAACACGAGCCTATGGAGACTTGGCTTCTGGCGCGACGGCGGCAGGTGCGGCAGAACGCGCTGCCGCAGACGCAGCATGGATGGAGCTTAAAACCCTAGTTTCGCGGGCAAGTCCGCTGGTGCAAGCTGGGTTCGGGATGATCGTGCGCGTACTCGGGGAAGATGAAGCAAGGGTGGCTCTCCGAGACCTGCTTGCATGGGGAGGCAAGCTGACAGCAGAAGACTTCGTGATGAATGTTCGCGTAGATGGTGTCGAGTACGCGATTCGACAAGTCTTCGTTTTGGCGTCAGCGGGGGATACTGTTGCAGCAAGCATGGCGCGGGCAGCGATCTCATTCGGGCTCCTGACTGAGCAGAATCCGTACATGATCCTGGAAGCTGTCGAGGCGATCAAGGGGCTATCGGCTCCTAAGCCCGGAGAGCCCCCCTTTGGAGGCAACTACGGTGCCCAAGCCGCCCAAGCCGCCCGAGCTGTTAGGACGTTGGCTGAAGAGCTTGCCGATCTTGAAGTCATGTTGGGCGCGAGGGGGCTTTCAGGTGACGCTGCTGTGTTCCGGGCGGCGCTCATCTCCCTCAAAGCGGCGTTCAAGACTTCGGAAGAGACGGTCATCGCATACTTGCACAGACTCGCCGCCGCGACGCTCGACTTCGCACGCCAGCGTCTTGGTCAGGTGTTAGGAGCGCCTACGAGAGAGACGCTTGCGATGGAGTTCAGGCTCGCGCAGCTACAGCGTCAGCGCTCGCTCATGCTCAGGGGAGGCGCTACGGAAGAAGAGCTGGCAGATGTCCTTGAGCCTCTCGACCGCCAAATTGAAGCCATCGAGCGAGAGCTAGACCTCCGCAAGACTGAGATCGAGATCATGCGTATCCGAGGCCAGCTTGCGGACGAGGCGATTCTCACTGACCGTGAGATGATCCAGCAAGCGACGATGCTTATTGGGCTCATCTCAGACGAGTCGGGGCTAATCAGAGACCTGAATCTGCAACTCGACTATGAGCGGCTGGCGCTCATAGGAGCGACCACGCAACTGGGCCTCTTCTCCGACGCACTCTTGACAGCGCGAGGTTTGCTCCCCGCGCCTGGTAGCGCCTACACCAGTCCTTATGCGCCGAATATCTCGATTAGAGTGAATGTGAACGCTGCTCCGGGGACATCAGATCGGGACGTCAGACGAGAGGTGGATGCGATGCTGGCGCGTGCATTGCGAGACGCGGCGCATGGTGGCGGGTTCGTATCGTCCGGCACGTTCGTACCAGGGTGAGTCTAGATGCCTTTCATACTTGACGGCTACCCATTCCCAAACGGCGAAGAGCCAGCACGTGGGCCAGTAATCGAGCACAAGCGCCAGCGGTGGGCTCGCCACGCCGTTATCGGCGTCGGAGAACCTGGCACGGTTATGACGCTCATGGGCACAGACTCGGAGAGCTGGCCGTTCTTCGTCGCGCGGGCTTCCGCTGCGACGAAAGACAAGCTGGTCGCCGTGAACGACGGAGGCATTGCTGTATTGTTTGTCACACCTCAGAATGCTACAGGCTTCAATGTCGTCTTGGATGACCTCCAAATCGAGCACTCCGCACCTGAAGCGCAGAGCAAGTTCAGGTGCAGCTTCACGCTGACAAAGAGGTAACATGGCGCTCGCCACCAAAATCTTTAATCTCACGCGTCAGCTCTACTTGCGCGTGTGGGTCGATGCGCTCGGCGGCAGCGTGCTGCTCGTCCCGCGCAATGAGACGAATCCAGCCGGACAGCCTGGTATCACGGGGCTATCGATCTCTAAGTCCTTTGACGCGCCCGTCCCAGTCTGCCGCATCTCTCTGAATCGTATCCCGACATGGATGCATCGTGGGCAGCGTGTGAGGGTGAACCTCGGCTTCGATGGCGAGTACTATAGGGTCTTCACAGGCACCATCCAAGCGAGGGAGCGCGACTTCCCAGGTGGAGCGATCATCTGTGATGGGAGACTTTACCCACTCTTCCATACGCCTGAGATTGGCGAGCGCGACCTGGATGGGCTGACGGTGACGCAAGCGCTCGGCAATATCCTCGCCTATGTGGGCATCACGGACAATCGACTCATCTTCACATCCGGCTTTGTATTGGGCAGTGCGCCCAACTACGTGGCGAAGCTCGAACGGATGATGCCCTCGCAGATGCTTCAGTATGTGATGGACTTGGAAGGGCTACGCGTTTACGAACTTGGCACAGGCAAAGTCGTCATCCGCCGGATACCGATGGTGCCCGCAGCTACTTCATGGCGCACGTATACAACGAATGTCGCGGGGACGGCGAGGATTATTCGCGGCACCGACCGAGAAGACCCAGAGCAGCTCCGCACCCGCGTGCTGGTAACGGGCGCCACGGTCGTCGAGGGGACGCCGCCGAATGAGACAAGCCGCGTTATCACGGCGTCGGCGTCCGTCGTAGACAATCCACTTGTGCAGCCACCGCTGCCGTCAGGCACATTTATCGACGAAGAGTATAGCAACAGCTTGATCGATACGGATGCGAAAGCGGCTGAAGTCGCGTTGCGGCTACTGTCGGATCACGCCCGCGTCCCACGAGAACTCACGATAGAACTGCCTGGCGATCCACAAATCGAACTAGGCGTGACGATCCATCTGGACTTCGCCGAGCTTGACGCTGTGGGGAACTTCCTCGTCATCGGCCTCTCGCACGACATCGACTCGCGTGGCTTCTCAACGACGCTCAGGCTGCGGGGAGGCGATGAGCTGGGCGGGGAAATCGGTCTCGATCCAGATGCGGCGTTCCGGTATGAGATTGAGCGCGAGGTCTTCGGAGATCGCGTCTACGCATTCGCCACATTCGACGCCTCTGAGTCCCAGGATCGAGACGGCTCGATAGCGAGCTACGCGTGGTCGGACAATCAGGCTGCATCCTTCACGAACCCGCAGATCGACAACATCACCACCAAAATAGCGACTGTGCGTGTTGATCCGGCCGCCGTGTCGGGCGACT